GTTATACACGGATGATTAAAATTAAAATCTATGTCCTTACATATTCCAAAATACGCACAATCAACAAGTACCGGTATACCTTTTTCATTGCATTGCTCTAATAACGCTTCATGCAGATGATGTTTGCCCCCAGTATCGGAAAATGGTAAACTTATAACTACTGCATCGTTTGGATCTAAGCATTCGTCATCTAACCATATCCAGTTAGGCCAGCTGTTTCTCCAAACTAGTCGATGGTAAACATACTCACCTCTAAAGCAACGAAAACGCCGGTTGCGATTCTTGATATAAAACTTATCAAACGCCTCAGTTGTTCCGTTGCTATAACACGCAAATGGGAATTGCTCTAATCCTTGTAAAGTATTAGCAGTTGATGTAGTAATCCAATTTTTATATTGTTCACAAAACTCAGTAGTGCTATCTATAGACAAATCTAATACAACTTGCCCAATAACTGCTAATGCTTCTGCATCGTTAATTGCAGTAGACTCACCAAATGGCAAAGCTCTTTTATCGTTGGGCGCTGATTTCATAAACTATTTATAGTAGTAGTTTATAGGATAAGTACAGTTATGATAGAACAACAAGCATTAGATTTCTATAACCAAAATAAAAACTGTACTTGGATAGTAGAGCCGTTGCCTGCTGGTAGTATACTTGAACAAGCTGATTGGATTTTAAACAAATCTAATTTTGGTTGGATTGAGTTAGATTTAGAAATTGATCTTAACAGTTGGAAAATAGAAGCACATAAAGCAACACCGTATTTTGTACCGCACCGTGAAGATAATAATTCCGGATGGAACAGTTGTTGTATTCATGGCATTGATATTGATAAGACCGGAGCATGGACAAACTACGGATATACAGACGAAAAACTTGTTCAGTACCAGTGGACAGATTTATCAAGTACATCACCAGCCATTAAAAACTTCTGGCAACATAAATTTCCAGCAACTACATATCGTCGAATTCGTTTTATGGAATTAGAACCAGAGTCTGCAATTACTCCTCATAGTGACATGCCAGGTAAGTTGCCAGGCGAAAATAACTTTGATGCATTAGAGTTTGGTGTGCCTGTTAACATAGCAGTTATACATCCTGAAGACTGCCATTTAGTTTTAGAAGGATACGGCATCGTGCCTTTTAAGGAAGGTAGGGCATTTATAGTTAATATACGAAATTATCACAGTGTAGTAAATTTTAGCAAAGAACACAGAGTACATGTTATTGGTCATCCGTTTGGCTACGGCAGCAACAAAGAACAATTTGCTGAGTTAGTTGTACGAAGTTACGAGAAGATGTATGGCTAATACTATCACTAGAGATTTCATAAGCGACAATTTTATTTTTACTGATATATGCGCTAACAATCAAACGTACAACAAATCACAATTAGTTCAGCGTATCAATTATTGGAAGTGTGTTTTAAAGTACACTTACAACGCACAGCCTCAAGAGTCTATTCTTATAGGTATGCAAAAACTTGGCATTGATTACTTTGCTATTATTGTTGCGGCTGCTGAACTATCTCTTAAGATTATTGTAGTTGATTACAACAGGACTGACAAATTTAAAGATGTTGAATACAACGACCCTAAAACTAAATTACTGTCACCTATTGATATATTTCTGCATGATTTTCCAACAGACATATTAAGCACTGATCAAATATACTCTAAATATGTATTTTTTAAAACGCACTCTAAAAGAACATACAGTACGCTCGATATTGTAGAAATTAACGTACACCCTGAGGTTGACCTAGCATCAATACGCCCTAAGGCAACTGACATATTGTTTAGAGTAACTAGTAGCGGCACAACCGATGTTCCTAAAGTTATTGAACATACGCATGAATTTATTTCTGCAATATCTTTAGAAAATTCTAAACGGTATAAAGGTACAGCATTGCATGTAAACAATCTTAACCACGGCGCTAGTGCATCAGTTACATTATTACCATTGCTTGCTAGCAATAACGTAACTAGACATTTGTTTTATGACGGTGCTGACCCCGAATCAATTAGCGGACTAGTAGATGCACTAACTCCTTACAAAGATGAATTAGGATACTTGTCATTTCCGTATCCGTTCTTAATTGATAAATTTATAGAAGTAAGCAGAGCAAAAAATATTACATGGCCTAACTTAGATTTGATTACACTGTCCTACATACTAGAAAATGCCAAACATGCTGTTCGTGACGGAATCTTTAATAGTATAACAAGCATTTTTGGTTCCAATGAAACTCTTGGGCCGTTGTTTATTAACACAGCATCTAGGGATGATTGGAATATTGATTCTAGGTACTATTTAATTCCCAATAATTTTTATAAAATTGATTTATCAGCTGATGGAAAAATTACAGTGACTGTCCCAGTGTACAATAAAGAAGTTGAAACAAATGATTACTTTGATAAAGACGGTGATTATTTTATACACAAAGGCCGTTCAGACATGTTTAGAATTAATGGCGAAACAATTAACCTTAGTACTATTAACAATTTAAACAAACAAGATACTAGGGCTTATATAGTAATAGACACATTAAATCATTGTTTGTATCTTGCCTGTTGGGAAGATATGACTATGGAAGAAATACAAACAATTAAAACAAGCACTGAAAATATCTTTAAGCATATCAAAGTTACTAAGATTGCACAATTAGATAAGTCAAATTTTTATTATGGTATTAAACTAGACAACGAATTGCTTCGTGAACATTTTAGGACTTACAATGTTTAAAGAACATTTAACTATAAGCAAGGTGACATATTTTAAACATCTTATATGGGCAGTTGTTGCTGGTGTGCGATTGATTTATGCTGGTATAACAAGTATAATACACGGAGTTGTTCCCACTTTGTTTAACGGTACTGCTCCTAAACAGGTTATTGACATATACCATAATCATTTAGAAGATCACCCTAATCCAGATTATAAAGAAATGATTAAGAACGCTAAGAAGGAAGTCAAATGAAATTAGGAATAGCGGGCTACGGGATAGTAGGCAAGGCTACGCATGCGGGTCTATTAAACAATAGTACCGTTATCATTCACGACACATCAACTAATACAAGTATAGAAGATTTATACATTTGTAATTATGTTTTCTTTTGTATTCCAACAGACACAGATGCTAGCATACAGCTATTAGTACAGGATATAAAACGCCTTAAAGTGGTTAATCCTAACTGTAAAATAGTTATCCGTAGTACAGTACCGGTTGGCACTTGCAGAATGATCGAACAGGTCATTAGCGATAAAATTTATTATATGCCAGAATTTTTACGTGAGCGTGTTTGGGAAACAGACTGCCTTAATCGTCCGATTATAGTTGGTAGTGATAAACAATCAGTTCCTAGTTGGTTGCTAGGTGATCAATGTATTTTTTGTTCCTTAGAAGAAGCAGAAGTAATTAAAATGTTAAGCAACAACATGGCAGCAGCCCGTGTTGTGTTTGCTAATCACATGTATGAACTAAGCAAGGCCGTGGGTGCAGACTACAGCAATGTTTTAAATGCTTACTTACAAGTAAATCATGATCAAAACTATTTGGAAGTAACGGAGCACATGCGAGCGTTTGGTGGTAAGTGTTTGCCAAAGGATTTAGATTTCCTTATTGACACATTTGCTAAACTAAACATTCCGCAAACGTATTTTACAGCAATGAAAGAAGACAATCAGCTATGGCCAGTAACCGTAAGAAAATCTTAATCACAGGTGCTAGTGGCCTAATTGGCCGTGAACTATGTGAACAACTTAGTCCGTACAATGACGTCACGTCTGTAGATAATAATCAACGTTTTAGAGATTATGTTCCTAAAAATTGTACCTATGTTAGATCTAACCTAATTGAATACTTGGAACAAACTACTAATACGTTCGACATAATTTATCATATGGCGGCCACTAACGGCACAAAGTATTTTTATAGTCAGCCTAACGATGTACTGCGCAACAATGTAACATTGGATCTAGCTATGTTTACATTTGTAGAGTCTAATCCCAATTGTAAACTAGTCTATGCTAGTAGCAGTGAAGTAATGGCTAGCGCAACTGTGTTTCCGACACCTGAGCTAACTGATATTACTATTAGTAACATACACAACGCTAGATGGAGCTATATGTTGCCCAAAGTACTAGCAGAAAATTATCTATTCAATAGTAATATTAATTTTTTAATTATTAGATTTTTTAATGTGTTTAGTGAACATTCAGGGTCTGGACATTTTGTAAAAGATATAGTTGAAAAAATCCGTAACAAAAATTTTGAACTTATAGGTGCAGACGAAACTCGATCGTTTTGCTATGTAAGTGATGCTGTTGATGCTGTGATTAAAATTTCAGATGCTAGCAAACAAGTAGTAAATGTTGGTAGTGATGAAGAATTAACTATATTAGATGCGGCGAATAGTGTTGCTGATACATTAGATGAACACAATATAATGTGGACTACTAAGCCCGGGCTAGTGGGTAGTGCTAAGAATAGAAAACCGGATATCACTCAGCTGAAAAGGTTGTTGCCAACCTTTTCGCCTAAATCGTTTAAAGAAGCGTTAGCTAATATTAAGGATTTGGTATAAGAGCATATAATGGCATTGCATAATCAACGCCATTAAAAGTAACTTTCATCCAAGTTGAAACCGCACCTGTATTCACTTGCCCTGCGCTTGCTCCAGCAGTTAACACTGGAGCAATAATACTTTGTTGTCCGTCTGGCCCAATTGAAAGCTTAGGTGTAAAGTCGCCGGCTGCTGTAGTAGTATAAACAACAAACTTTCCGGGTAATTTTCCTGCACTTACAGTTCCAGCAACTTCTGCTGAAAGTGCTACACCTATTCCAACAGATCCATTAGTAGTAGTTCCAAAAAATCCAAAGTTAAAAATAGCATCACCGTCAGCTAATGTACTAGGGTTGGCGTATGTTCCTCTTGACCGAGAAAAGGTTGCAACTGCCGCGTCAGTATCATTGTGGTGTGTTTTTATTGTTAATAAATCACCGCCAGCGGCACCGCCAGTGTTTGATTCAATTAAAATTCCTGATTCGTTTAGTAGTTGATTAAGTATTAGTTTACCCGCAGTGACTGTTCCATAACTGGTTGCAGTAATAGTTCCGGTAATGTTAATATCACCAGTACCGGTAACATCATAATTGCTAAGATTTAAATCTCCACCTAACCCAGTTGATTTCAAAGTTCCTGTAATATCAATATTACCAGTACCGGTTATGTCATGGCCATTTAGTGTTAAATTGCCGCCTAGTGTTGGCGTAATATCATCTAGTAATGCGTTTATACCAGCACCGTCCAGCGTAACAGTAGCGTTAATTTTACCCAGTGTGTCATCGTACTGGAATTCGATATTTGAATGTGTCCCGCCAGTAAACATTGGCGCAACAGCATCTTGAGCCAATTCAGTAGTAAACCATCGGTTGTTTGCGCCTGAAGATTGAGTGATATCATCAGTTGTTAACCCTGATACTTCAATTTTGTGCGATCCGGTGTTATAGGTTAATCCGTATCCGGTTATGTTAAGCCCAACTGCCGGTACACCACCTTGTGCGACCCCGTCACCAACCCAAAGTTGCTGTAAATCAGTTGTCCACACAATTTCACCAGAGTTAAAAATTTGCCCTGTACGTTGAGATTCTGTTCCTCGTCTAATGCGTAGCGCCATGTGCCATCTCCGTTATTCTGTAAATCTAAAGTAGATCATTATACAGTATTTATTCGATTGGAGGAAACCGCACCCGCAATAAACTAGCAGTTTTTAGTCAAAAAAATAGGGCCCTAAGGCCCTATTAAACTGCGTATTTACGCCCGCCAAATCTCTTTAAAGCCTTCTTCGTCAGTTGGCATTTCAAAGTTATCAATCATACCTTGCACAACTTCCCAAGGAATTGGTTGGTCTATACGGCTAGCCAAACGTTCCTTTAATACTGGTATTGCAGGAGTTGAAAACACCACAGCAATATGATGGTAGTCAGGCAACATACGAAACTTACGAGCACGACTTTTAACGGTAGTGCTGGTTTGATCCCAAAGTACATCACGACCAGCTTCCCTGGCGGCCACAACTTCTTGTGCCATTAGTTCAACTGCTTGGGGCATGTATTCTTCAAATACTTCCCTGTATGTTTTACCTTGCAGTTTAGCATACTCGTGAACATGATGATCAGTACTTACATATTCCATGCCGTTGATCCAGTTTTGGCTGTTAATCCAAGTACTTTTTCCTGCCGCAGGAACACCAATCAATTGATAACACTTAGGCATAATACTCCTTACATCGTTGGTCCGTTGCCGGACTTGAATCCTACACTACCACCTTCTTCTTCGATGCGCTTTAACACATCTTCAAATAAGATTGGAGCAAAGTCCGGAGTTTGTTCCACGCAAACGCAATGATATCTAGTATCGATTTCGTCGCTGTATAAAACTTCTCCAGTCTTAGCATCAACACCACGAGCTTTACGCACACGATTTGCGTGTAAGTGTCCGTGAATGTTAACTCCAAAACGTCCCATCGAATCCGAATGTAACGGAATGTGGCTTAAGATCATACCGTTCATAACGTGATAAGCTCGTAACTCTCTAAAGTGAGCACGGTAGTCCTCATCCTTAAAGATATCGTGGTTACCACGAATTAAAACCTTGTCACCGTTTAACCTGCGCATGATTGCTAATGCTTTGCGGTTAATCACAACGTCACCTAAATGGTAAACTTTGTCAGTGGGCTTTACCCGTTCGTTCCAGGCCTTGACCATAGCTTCGTCCATTTCCTCAGGACTGTCCCATGGACGTAATTTTGTAACACCATCGTTACGTGTGAAGCGGCATACACCTGTGTGTCCAAAGTGTGTGTCGCTGACTAAAAATACACTAGGCATTATGCCCTCCTTTCTTGTTTAATTATATATTATACAGTCGCATGGACATCTTGTCAATTAACAAGACTGTTGTTGTAATACAACGGTTTAATGTACAGATTCTTTAGCGTCTATTGTACATTCAACTACCCAATTTTTAAATTGAGTAAACTTGTTAACCTCTACACCCAACCCAACTGCTTCGTTTACAAAATGCTGTAATAGAGCATTATACAGTTCATCGGGCATTGTATCTTTATCAAATTGAATTTTCATTATATATCTCCGGCCTGACGCATATACTCATCTCCTGCAAGAGGAACTGGCTTTTCATCAGCATCATAAGTCCAACCCAAATGCTTCATCATGCGATGTTTAACTAACAAGTTTGGGCTACGAAATCTCTCAGTGTCACTGAATCCCATCATGACTCCAAGCTCACAAACCGCACCCGATCTGCAAATGCCAGCATAGCAATGAACTACAACATTCATGCGATTTTCCAATGCGTGTTGTAGCAAGCGAACCAGCTCAGCGGCCTGCTCATGACTGCACTTCATTGCTTCATCGTCAACATGATCTTTTTCTTCAACATCCAAGAACTCAAAGTTATGACGCTCTTTGAATTCATGTTTGGCTTCTGGACGCCAACTTGCTGGATCCACAATGCTGATCAACATACTGTTTGGGCCAGCATCGTGATGGAATCCAATTGGGATATCACTTGCGGCCACATTTTCAATCCAGGGCATTATTGCTCTCCTTAATACGTTTCTTTTACAATCTTATATTCACTTGTGGGCCATTTGGCTTTGAATTCTTCTGTTTTAACATATTCATTGAATTCTTTAGCATTAAAGAACATACGATGAAATACTGTTTTGTGATCCAACGTTGTTACTGTCAGATACATTGATTTTGCCTTGCCAGCCATTGTGTGTCCTTTGTAGTATAAGTATGTATTATACAGTCAAAAGAAAACCCTGTCAAGTACTACTTAACAAGGTTTCAAAAATAGTGGTAAGTTTTTTTGTGTCAGGAAACTTACCAAACCCCGGATACACAGCCCATCCCACATTTCGTGTATCGCGGATGCTGGATTCTCAGCCTATGCTAAGGTGGGCCAGCAGTTACTTATAGAGCGTAACGATCACTCATTACAGTCTTAAGCATGATGCCTTCTGGAGTGAATTGATCCAAGTCAGCGGCTAGCAAGCTAGTCATTATACTTGGGCTAAATCCACTTACCAATGCGACACCACTCTTGTCAGCCTTAACAGGCACGTTGTCTGAACTGTTTAGGTTCCAGAAAACAATCTGTGGCACAGTGTAACCTGCATCTGCGAACTTGCGTTCGATCATTTGCATTGCTGTGTCGTCGTAACGAGCACATTGGTTAAACTGCATGTCTGACAAGATCAGCAACATGGCTGGCATGTCGCTAGCTGGTACTGAACCCTTAACTGCAACGCTTAGGATCTTGTCCATAGCGGCATGCAAGTTAGTGCTCATGTTCCAATCACTCTTGCTCATTTGAGCAACCTTGTCAACAATGTTACCCTTTAGAGTAACAAGTTCTGGCTTGTCTGAGAAAGTCAAGAAAGTGTCCTTGAACACACCCTTGTTCTTGTCTGCTAGGTACAAGCCCAAGCTGATTGAAACGTCCATGCAAGACACATTAGTGTTCTTTCCTGCTGGGCAAGACATAGAACCGCTAACGTCTACAATTGGCATGATGCTGGCATCTCCAACGTAGTTTGGCAAAGCGTCCCACTGTGCCACAATGTGGTCAGTTTCTGTCTTGTCCAAAATTGCACGATTGTAGCTGCCGATAACACCCTTCAACACGTCATGTGGGAAGATTGCGTTGGCATTAACCTTAACAGTCTTATCACCACTTACCAACTTGGCCACATATTCTGCGAACAGAGTTGTGTGACGGTTGAATGCCTTCTTGTAGTTGCGCGAAGCAACACTTGGCACGTGACTGAAGTTGATGTTGTCCCAATCTCCTGCACACATTTGGGTTTCAACAACTGTGGTCATTGTTACCAATGACTTGCGGTACTGCTTTGGAGACATTCCGAAGAATGCTCGTACTTCAGCCGCGATCTTGCCCTTACGAGGAGTCCACTTTGCGGCCAGTCCGTTCTTAGCACGTAGAGCATCGCCCAACATGGTATAAGC